GTAGCTGGAAGAACATCATTTTCAGGAACTTTAGAAATGAATTATGATGAAACTGATTCTCCGCAACAAACTTTAACAGTAGGAAGTTCTATATCTTTTGTTTTATTACCAGAGGGTAATTCTTCTGGAGATGAAGATTTTACAGGCACAGGAATTATAACTGGAATGTCAGTTAATAACTCTATGGATGCAATCATTTCAAGAAGTGTTACTTTTCAAGGTACAGGAACATTAACAAGATCAACTGTATAACTTAATTTATGTCAGTAATTGATAGAGTTAAAACACATTTTGAGACTCTTAAAACCATCACTATTGAAGTTGATGAGTGGAAAGATGAACATAATAATCCATCTATCTTTTATTCAGAACCTTTAACTCTTGAAGAAAAAAATATAATCTTTAAAAAATCAAATAACTTTCAAGACTTAACTGTATTAGTTGATTTACTTATAATGAAATTAATGGTTAAGAATGACAAAGGTGAAATGAAAAAAGCCTTTGAGCCAGAAGATAAATTTGCTTTAAGAAAAAAAGCTGATTCAAATGTTATTGCAACAATAGCCAATAAAATCCTTGCCGATACCAATTACGAGGAAGCCGAAAAAAAGTAACCAGCGATCCTGTCCTCAGGTCGCAATTAGCGGTAGCCGATAGACTTCACATCACACTTCAACAAGTTTTAGATATGCCTGTAAGCCATTATAATTTTTGGTTAGCATACTTGAAAAAAGAACAAGATGAGTATAAAAGCCAAGAGAGAATGGCTAAACATAGAAGATAATAAATGGCACAAAGACTTAACATAGACATAGTAGCAAGAGATAAATCCAAACAGGCTTTAAATTCCTTAAAAGGAAGATTAGGAAAATTAAAAGCATCAGTATTTAATTTAAGAAATGCCTTTATAGGTTTGGGTGCTGGTCTTGTTATTAGAAATATAGTTAATACAGGAAAACAATTAGAGGGATTACAAGTAAGATTGAAATTCTTATTTGGTTCTGCCGAAGAAGGTGCAAAAGCCTTTGATAAAATGGCAAAATTTGCTTCTAAAGTTCCTTTTTCATTAGAAGAAATACAACAAGGTTCAGGAAATTTAGCAGTTGTAGCAAAAGACGCAGATCATTTAGCACACTTAATGAAGATAACAGGTAATGTTGCGGCCGCAACAGGACTTGATTTTAGAACTACTGCTGAACAAATCCAAAGGTCATTATCTGCTGGTATATCAGCCGCAGATTTATTTAGAGATAGAGGTGTTAAAGCTATGCTTGGTTTTAAAGCTGGTGCAACTGCTTCT